AACACCTATCCGGAGCTCCGCACGACCACAATCAAGACGTGGCACCAATGGTTCCCGACCACGCTCGGCCGATGGGTGGCCGAGGGTCCGCCGACGCATCAGATCCGACTCGGCGATATCGAGTGGGAGGTGCTGTTCGTCGCGCTCGACAAGCCGCAGGACGTCGCGAAACTGCTCTCGATGGAGCTCTCCGACGCCTGGATCAACGAGGCGCGCGAGGTGCCGAAGGCGATCCTCGACGGGCTCACCGGCCGCGTGTCGCGATACCCGGCGGTGCGCGATGGCGGGTGCACCTGCCCGCAGATCCTCATGGACACGAACCCGCCCGACTCGGATCACTGGTGGTACACGCTGGCCGAGGAAGACACGCCCGAGGGGTTCTCGTTCTACGCGCAGCCTTCCGGCCTGGCCGCCGACGCCGAGAACCTCGAGAACCTCGATCCGGCGTACTACACGCGGCAGATCGCGGGTAAGTCCGAGGAATGGGTCAAGGTCTACGTGCGCGGGCAATACGGCTATGTGGCCGAGGGGAAGGCGGTCTATCCCGAGTACAACGACGCGTTGCACTGCCGCGAGTTCACGCTCAAGAAGGCGGGCGGTCTGTACATCGGTCTCGACTTCGGTCTCACGCCGGCCGCCACGATCGCGCAGCGCACGCCGATGGGCGCTTGGCGGATCGACCGTGAGGTGATCGCCGAGCGAATGGGCGCGATCAACTTCGCCGCCGAGCTCGTGCGCGTGCTCAACGAGCACTACGAAGGATGGGAGATCCACGAGATCACCGGCGACCCGGCGGGCAATCAGGGGCAGGCCGGCGACGAGGAAGAACGGACGATCTTTCAACTGCTCGCGGCGAACGGCGTGATCGCGCGGCCGGCCTCGAGCAACGAGTTCTCGCTGCGCCGCGAGGCGGTGGCGAACATGCTCGGCAAGCTCGTCGACGGCGATCCCGCCTTCCTGCTGCACCCGCGATGCAAGGTGCTGCGCAAGGCGATGGGCGGGAAGTATCAGTTCAAGCGCGTGCAGGTCTCGGGCGACGCCCGGTATCAGGACAAGCCCGACAAGAACGAGTTCAGCCACGTTGCCGAGGCGCTGCAATACCTGATGCTCGGCGCCGGCGAGGGGAAGGCGCTCGTTCGGCGCACAGACAAGCCGGCGCGCCCGGCAGCGGCGAACCATGCCCACGGCCACGTCGGTCACGGTCTCGGATGGATGCGATAGCGATGCTCACTGCCGAACGACTGCCAGCGGTGCTCGCCTACGACCCCGAGACCGGCGCGTTCCGCGCGCTCGGCCGCCGCCGCGCCGCCGCCGATGGCGAGGTCGGGACCGTCACGCGCGGCCGGCGCGTGGTCTTCGTCGACGGCAAGGGCTACCGGGCGCACCGCCTCGCATGGCTCTACGTGCACGGCGCGTGGCCGGCCGGTGACGTCGACCACATTGACGGCAACCCGTTGAACAACGCGCTCGCCAACCTGCGCGACGTCAGTCGAACCGTGAACATGCAGAACCTCAAGCGGGCGCGCTCAGACAGTCGATCCGGACTCATGGGCGCGAGCAAGTGCCGCGGGCGCTGGCAAGCGCAGATCGTCGTTCACGGCAAGCGCCTGCACTTGGGCATGTTCGCGACCGCAGAGGCCGCGAGCGCCGCCTACCTCGCGGCGAAGCGCCGCATGCACGAGGGAAACACCCTATGAGAGCAGGCGAACGAACCCTCGGGCCGTCGTCGTTGCGCGTGAGCGTGCCGATGAGCGTGCCGCCCCACATGCGCCCGCACCTGCGCGAGATTACGCACGTGCAGACCGATCTCGACATGCGCAACAAGGGGCACGCGACGCTGCTGCTGCTCGGCGTGTGCGTCGAGGCCGACCGCGACGGGACGACGCTCATGCTTGCGCCGGCACCGGAAGGCGAGGGCGGTCTCGACGCCGACGCCCTGGCGCAGTGGTACTCCCGCCGGTTCGGGTTCTGGCCGCTGCAGCACGAGCCGGCGCTCGTGATGATCCGCCTACCTGGCGAGGTGCAGCCGACCGGCCGCCTCACGCCGACGCCCGTCGCGCAGGGCATCGCGAAGTTGAGCGAAGGGGGCACGCGTGGCTGATCAGACGCCGAACGCCGATCTCTCGATCGTCGAGCTCGCCCGAAAGCGGTTCGAGCGCGCGAAGTCGTTCTACGGGCCGGCGCGCACCCTGGCGGTGGCCGACACGCAGTTCGCGATGGGCGACTCGGACAACGGGTATCAGTGGCCCGCCGACATGAAACGGCAGCGCGAGCTCTCGCAGAAGGTGTGCCTCACGGTGAACGTGACCGCGCAGCACTGCAATCAGATCATCAACAACATCCGGCAGAACCGCCCCGGATGCCGCGTGACGCCGGTCGACAGTGGCGCGGACAAGAAGACCGCCGAGATGCTCGCCGGGCTATGGCGCAACATCCGCACCGCGAGCGCGGCCGACGACGCGACCGACAACGCGGCCGAACACGCGATCTACGGCGGCGAAGGGTACTGGCGCGTCGTCACCGAGTACGAATCCGAGCGATCGTTCACGCAGGTGATCCGGATCAAGCAGGTCCGGAACCCGCAACTCGTCTTCATTGACCCCGACGCGACCGAGCTCGATCGCTCCGATGCGAAGTGGGGGTTCGTGTTCGAGGACGTGAACAAGGACGAGGCCGCCCGGGACTACCCCGGGATCGACATGGCGTCGTGGTCCGATGAGGTCAAGAAGACCGGATGGATCGACGGCGATCAGGTGCGCATCGCCGAATACTTCTGGTGCGACCGCGAGAAGTCGACCGCCTACCTGATGCCAGACGGCTCGGTGGTGCTCGAGAGCGACGGCAAGCCCACGAAGGGGCACGTCGACAAGCGCGAGGTCATGGTGCCGCGGTGGTACTGGTGCAAGCTCGTGGGCGGCCACGATCAGCCGGTACAGAAGCGCGATTGGCCTGGCCGCTACCTGCCGATCATCACGTGCGTGGGCAAAGAGCTCGACGTCGACGGCGAGGTGATCCGCAAGGGCATCGTGCGCGATCTCAAGGATCCGGCGCGCATGGTGAACTACTCGTTCAGCGAGACCATCCAGACCGTCGCGCTGCAGAATAAGGCGCCCTATCTCGCGTCGGCCGAGTCGATCTCGGGGCACGAAAGCGAATGGGCGAAGGCGAACACCGAGAACCTTGCCTATCTGCCGTTCAACGCGTACGACGACGACGGCAACCCGCTCCCGCAGCCGCAGCGCCAGATGCCGCCGATGATGGCCGAGGCGCAGGTCAAGACGCTCGCGCTGTCGGTCGAGCAGATGCGCGCCGCGTCGGGGCAGCAGGCGGCGAACTTCGGCATCAAGTCCGAGGCGCAGTCGGGCATCGGGATCCGCCGGCTGCAGGCGCAGAGCGAGGTCGCGACGTTCCACTTCCCCGACAACCTGCGCCGCGCGCTGCGCTATGAGGGCAAGGTCGTGATCGACCTGATCCAAAAGGTCTACGACACGAAGCGCGTTGTCCGGATCCTGGGTCTCGACAACAAGCCGATGCAGGCGACGCTCGATCCGCAGGCGGCCGGCTACACCGAGCAGCAGGGCGACGACGAGATCGAACGGATCTTCAATCCGACGGTCGGTCTGTACGACGTGGTTGTCGACACGGGCCCGAGTTATCAGACGCAGCGCGAGGAAGCGTTCGCGGCCCTCACCGAGCTCGCGGGCAAGGATCCGAACCTCATGGCGGTCGCCGGCGATCTGATCATGGGCGCGGGTGATTTCCCGATGGCCGATCAACTGGCGAAGCGCCTGGCGAAGACCATCCCGGCGAACCTGCGCGAAGGCGAGGATCTCACCGACGCCGAGCGCATGCAGGTGCAACTGCAGGAAACGATGCAGAAGCTCGCCCAAGCCGAAGCGGCCATGCAGCAGCAGGGGCAGATGCTCGATCAACTGCAGCGCGAGCGCGAGGCGAAGGCAATGGAGCTCGAATCGAAAGAGCGCATCGCCGCCGGCGAGCAGCAGGCCCGCGTCGAGCAGGCGCTCGCCGACCGCGACGTCGAGCTCGCCAAGATCGCGCAGCGCGAGCGCGAGCTCGAGGCCGAGCAGGAAGCCGAGCGGTACGAAGCGCAGACGCGCCGGCTGCAGGCCCGCGTGCAGGGCGTGCAGGCGACCGACGTGCGCCGCATCGTGCAGCAGATGCTCGGGGGCATGGCGGGCCCGGCAGGGGCCGCGCCGCGCTTGGGCATGGCGCCGGGTGCCGACATGGGCGAGGGCGAACCGATGGAAGGTCCGGGCCCGGATGGCTCGCCGATGCACGAGCTCGCCGAGGGCGAGGTCGCGCCGCAGGTGTTCGACGTGCAGACCGACACCGACCGGCTCGCCGCCTCGGTGGCGCAGATGGGGCAGGCGGTGATGCACCTGGCCGCGATCGTCGCGCAGGCGCCGGCGCCGGTGCATCAGGTGATCGTGCCCGAGACCGTGCTGCAGCCGCAGTTCATGGTGCCGGCCGCCCCCGCGGCGCCGGTGCAGGTCTCGGCGCCCGTCACGGTCGAGCCCGCGCCCGTGAACCCGCCCACGCCGACGCCGATGCGGCACACGGTCGTCGAGCGCGACTCGCAGGGCCGCGCCACGGTGATCGAGTCGCAACCGATCGAGGGCGGCGAATGACGATCACGATCGCCACGGGCCGCGCGGTCAACCTGCGCGACTACGAAGCAACGAGCACGACGTCGCTCGCCGTCGCGAGCGGCGTCGTGCTCGTT